TCCCTGTGTAGGATCTACACCAAAGGCAAAACGAACATTGTTGCCTTCAGCAGATATCTCACACATTACTGGAAAGTTTCCATTATCATTTTGTAGTTGAGTATTTGTGAGTCCCTGAGCAATATCAGTGCATGCTATAGCTAGAGTTCCTTCAACATAACCATATTCATTAGATGTTATTTTATTCATTTTAACCTCTTATAGATCATAAAAGTGTGGTCTACATCTTTGTAGTCCTTTAGGCTAGTTAAAACATATAGATTGAGTAAGCCACTTAAGTCTGTTGTCGAGATGAAATTCACAGTATAGGCCCTGTCATTTTTTTCATCTACTTTAGATAAAGTCCAAGACTTTTTGTATTGCAGTGGAGTAAAGATAGAGATTAGTAAAGATGGAATATTTAGCTTGTTTATATACTCCAGTACATTTTTCCAGCTTGGTATATGTTCTATAATATATCTTAAAATCAAAACATCAGGAGAGATTGTTCTTATTGTCGTAGAAAGTTTATCAATATCCTCTATGTTTAACTCTTCAAATTCTACATTTGGTAGATTAAACTCCTTCTTTGCTCTATCTACAAAAGTTTTAGTTTTGTCAAATCCATAGTAAGTAATATTGTCTACCTTATTAAGAATTTGAATTAGAAGTCTATTATTTCCAAAACCTATTTCGGCAACTTTTTTAGGTTTGATATCTAGTAAGTACTCAATTATGTCATTTGAGTCCTCATCAAAGACATTACTTAGAAATGCTGATGATCTACCTTCCCAATCGTTAATTTTCATCTTTTCTAAATACCTTTAAGTCATTCTTAAACCACCCAGAACAATTCATAGTCTTGAATATAGACATAAGGTAGTCTGACTCATCTTTGCAATAGTTAAAGTTGAATATTTTAAATATCTCTATCCAGTATTCTTTAGGTTGTGGATTGAAGTGATGAAATCCATCCTTTATTGGACAAGCTGAGATACATAATGTATTGCCCAAGATTGTTAAATTTTTTGCCGATCTTTTTGCAAACTTCTCTTCAAGATGCTCTAAGACCTCAAGACAAAGGACTAAGTCGAATTTTCCAAGATCAGGCAACGAAGCACGCATGTCAGCTATCAAGAATGGAGTTCCAAACAACTTTTGAATATAAGGTGCCCAATATCCAGTTCCTTCGATACCAAGAAGTTTTTTACATCCAAGCTTTCTGAATGCCTGAAGATGAATACCATTAGCACAGCCGACATCTATGATGGACTCAGGCTTGAAATAATCATAGATGACTTCCATAACTGGAGGAATAGTCGTAAATCTCCATTCTTTAGCATTTATTCTTTTACAGTATTCTTCACCGTAAAGTTCTATTGTTTTAACTTTCTTCATAATTGTCTCGATGCAGCTATTCTTGATCTCCAGTCAGTCCCAGGGATTATTTTCTTAGTTAACTGAGGAGATCTTTTAGCAGTGTTAATAACTACCCTTTTTCGTTTAGATATAAATTGTCCACTAAAACATACTTGATGAGAACAAGTTTCAACATCTGGAAATTCCAAAGGTCTGTCAACTATCTGACAGATATAGTTAATAAATTGCTTAGTACGTATTTCAGAAGTATGATTGTTCAAGATTAGTTGTCTACCTTTATCAGATATTCTTTTAATTTCATCTTTATCATTAAGTAGGTCTTCTACTCTTTCAATTAGATTTTCTTTAGAATAAGAAACCATATTTACTTCGTCTTGAAAACCTAGCATTCCAAGATCCGAGAACCAATTAGACATAAGTAATGAACCTGAAGCAGGAATTTCTACATACTTATGAACAGGAGCATTAATTTTAGATCCTCCTGTTACACATATCCAAGATGATTGAAGTAAATTGTCATAATCCTTATCAATAGGCCATTTAGAACTCCGTAAAGTCCCAGCTCTGTCTCTTGGTCTTTTAACTCGTTTAAAGTAAGACTTATTTTCCAGAAGTTTTACAGCCATCCTACGATTAGGATAAAAATCTCGTGTGTATATACCAATGTGAAGAACTCCAATTGACTTCTCAATCTCATCACTGAATCTATTCATCTTAATTGAATGAGGAAGCCAAATACATTTAAAGTCAAATTTAGCTCTTGGATGATGTTTGTGAAAAGCATAACTAAACCGATGAAAGATAGTCTTTATTCCAAGATCCTTAGCTATTTTAATCTGAGCCTTTGGGACAGGCCCATGTACATCTTCTATGAAAATCGCTGAAGGTATACCAAACTTCTTCCAAGGCTCATGGATGTAAGCAAAAAAAGCATCACAAAAAATAAAGTCATAGTCATAGTCTGAACATTTTTCAAGGTGGTTAAGAACTACATTCTCAATCTTTGTTTCACCAGACATTAACTTGTGAGATATATACCAAGCATTTTGACCTTTGTCTCCAATAGGACACTTTTCAACAACTGTTACATCAGCAAACTTAGACACAGTATATTTGAAGTAGTTAAAATGCTGTGCCACTCGATGAGATCGATCTATTGTAAGCCAAAGAATTTTCATAATGCTCGATCAAGTCCCCACTTTTGTTTAAAGTATTTTACACTCTTTTTAATCTCTTCTCTATTTAATCTTGCAGCTTTGTATTCTTTACTTCCTCCCCAGTTATTAACAGCTGCCATTTTATCAAAGAGTTGAAGATTAACTAATTTCCATCCTACTGCACGAGCTTGCATAAAAAGATCTATATCCCATTCTCCAATGATATAGGTAGGGTCAATCTTACAAAGATCAAATACATCTCGTCTGATAATTGCTGATGCAGAGCCGACACTATCTACATACTCAATAGGGAACTGAGCATCTACAACATTGAAAGTTGTTGGTTTGAATACTGAGTTAAGTTTATAAATCTTAGATTTATAACGAATTCCTGCAACTCCAATATCTAAGTTATTATCTAAAAACTCAACAGCAGACTCAACTGATCCATCTGTATAAGTTGTATCATCATCTGACAGATTTATGTAAGATGTTCGAAAACGATTTAAGGTACGTTTTAGGAGTCCCCTTCTAGCAGGGCCAGTTCCTATGTTTCCTCTAGTAAAAAAGACATCGTAGCTTGCAAAGTTGCTTGCCAGAGATTTTATTTTCTCTTTTTGTCTACCATCAAGATTTTCAGACCCCTGAACCATTAAGGTTAGATTCATTGGGATAGTTATTGTTTCTAGATGAGATATCAGTGTATTAATTAACTTTTCATAACGTAACCAAGAAAGCATTGCTAAGGTTAGCCTAGGTCCTTCCATAGATGATATGTAATCTATAGAAGGTATAATCCAAGATTCAGGATTCTTCACTCCCCAATGGTTATCTATAACCCTGTTATATTCTAACCACTGAAGACGATTCCAATACATCATTGGAAAGACTTTTCGTTGTATAGCTTTTACTCGTGGCGTTGAAGGTGAATGATGAAGATGATAAATACTAGCATTGAGTATGTTAACTTTATATCCAAATGTTACTAACCTAGACCAAAATGCGTTGTCCTCGCCTCCCCAAGATCCTATGAAATCCTCTGGAATACCTTTTAACTCAAAAAAGATTTTCCTAGGAATAATCATTGCTGCCCCAGCAGCTGACCCCATACTTGGAGATTTGGTTTTCTCAATTAGTTCTTTGTGAATATATTTAGACCGTAAATATTTTTTGGTTCCTTTTCTATTAAGTAAGTGTAACCTATCCCAGCCGATTGATACTTTGTTGCAGGAGATAACTGACTTAACCCAACTTGAGTCTATGATAAGGTCTCCATCCATTAAGACTAACATATCACCAGTTGAGATTTCTTTTGCACATCTGTTAATAGCCCAAGCTCGATGAAAGACTCCTGAGTATTTTGTAAAAAGGTATTTATATTTATCAGACAAACTTAAATGTTGTTTCTCACCCACTTCATGAATACAGATCTCAAATTGATTGTTGGAGTGTTTTAGTAAACTCTCCAAACAAGCATATAAGAGAGGTAATCGTTCTGCTGAATGTTGGTAAGGTATAATTATTGAATATTTAGTATTCATCTATAAACCATTTAAAAGTTCTACGAAGACCATTTTCTAAAGAAACTGTTGGGCTAATAGTTGGAACAACGTCTATATGATTTATCTCACCAGGGACTGAGTCCTTATGTGAAATGTTAGGAGCTGAGCCTATGAGATCTAAAGATATGTTAGATAACATGTCTACAAGGATATTTATAGAGATTGAATTACCAGATGCCACTGCTGCTACATTCAGTTCATCATCTGAATTTAAAATAGCCTTCACAACATCCCCTACATATACAAAATCTCTTGTCTGTCTTCCATTTCCATAAATGCAAAAAGTATCATCATTGATAGCTGCTTTTATAAACTTTGGTATTACACTATTTTTAAATTCTGAACAAGGCCCATAGACATTTGAGAATCTTATTATTTGAGTGTTTAAGTTATAAGATTCCTTAAATGCTTTGCAGTAGGATTCTCCAGCAACTTTGCTCGCTAGGTAAGGCGACCTTGGATCTGACACTCCAATAGATGAAGCAAAAACGAACTTTTTAAAATTATGAAGAGACGCATATTTCAAGTATTCAAGAGTCTTGAGGCAGTTTGAGTTAAAGTTAGTCAAAGGATCTGAAATAGATAGTCTAACATCTGTAGATGCAGAAAGATGAATAAACATATCTGCATTGTAATGAAAAAGATTATGCAAACACTCAAATTGAATCTCTTCCTTACGTAGATATTCAGACAGATATCTGCCTATGAATCCTTTGTGTCCTGAGATTAGGTACTTCATTTAAATTATCTTCCCAAGGTTTTAATTCAAGAAACTCTTCAAATGACATTACTTTATTTTTATCAAGCCATCGCTTTTCACTCTCTCCCCATTTTATAGCTTGATTCCAGTATTTGTCTACATCTATGAAACGCCCAAAGCGTTCCGTAATAGCTTCTTTGTTTCTTCTCATCATAGACTCACCACCGAGAACATAGCAAGATACAAGAAATCCTACAGTGTGAGGGCCTTGGCCTGAAGCTGTATAGAGACGATACTTGCCTATTTTTACTACATTTTTGTCTTTGCCTTTGTCTATCTTAGGATAAGGGCCTATATGGATTCCTGGGTTAGTAGGTACTGCCCAGTTTTTATATCCAAGGAGCCAAGCTTTGACTCCAAGGTGCATATCTCCTCCACCCCAGGAAACTTTGTGTATAGCAAGAGCTCCATAACCTTTTAAAGTATTTAAGAACCAATCTCTTTTACATATCCAAGGCATACCTTTCCAAGTAATAGTTCGTGGATGAAGATAAGCAAGGTTCCAATCACCTAATTCGTTGACAGATACGTCTCTGTCATGTTTGGATCTGCATTCATGCTGATGAGCCCAGTTAATAGGTGCATGGCAGAAACCAGTTGTTTCATCCTCGTGGCGATAGATATCCATGAAATTGACTAAGTCAAAAATCATATTTCTGCCTATTATCATATGAGAGTCGATGCAGAGGATATATTTACCTAAAGCGTTTTCGATAGCTTTTTCTCTAGCTGTGAAAAGGCAAGGAAAGTTTTGACGAACTATTTTGACGAGACCTTCTTTGATATATTTAGAAGGAATGACTGAAGGTAAGAGATCAAAAGTGGATTGGTCTGAATTGTCGCAGATGACTATTTCGGAATTCTCATGTCCGACTGGACGTAGTTCCTCGATGCAAGACCTGACTGTGATAGAGAGCATTTCCAGATCATTGCGGTTGGAGATTATGATGGAGACTTTTTTCATCTTAGCCTTTGTATTTGAAGACTTTGTCCATTGTTGACATAAGTTTGTCATCCCAGGTTTCGTCAGGGTCATCAACAGCAACTTTAAGGGCATTTCTCATGTCCGAGGCGTAGATCTTACAGATTGTTCCGTAGCCTTTATATAATACCTTACAGACTCTATAAAGAGTTAAGAAGCGTGTAAAGACCATCAATAACATTGAAAACATCTTATTTCTCCTTTAAAGATCGTTAAAAAATTTTACTATCTTATTCACCTAACGAGTAATGATTTCCGTCTGGGTTTTTAAATCTACCACCCCAAGTACCTCCAAGAGATTCCCAGAATAGACCGAGAGGTAAGTGAGCAGAGGTTTCAGTTAGATATTTTCCATCTTTGAACAGATTTAAGTCAATAGCCAAGCGTTTATAGTGAAATGAATTCTTACTATGCCCAGATTTAGCATAAGCATCTCCGAGGGTTACTTCGTAACCTTTTTCATAAGCAAAAAGGATTAGTAAGGCAACTTTCCTAGCAAAATTAGACTGAGCTTTCCTCAATGACATTTTCTTCTTCCTTCACCTCAATTATCATACCACTTTCACGTGCAGCCCTAATTCCACGTTCTTTAAATGATTCAAGCTCGTCAGAAGTTAAAACTGTGCTAACTGAATGTTTTTGAATTCTTGTAGGAGCTCTGAGACCAGAAAGTTCAAGTGATACAGTATCAGCAGCTGACTTTTTATCTTTAAGTGAACACTCACCAGACTCATCATCAAAGATCTGATGATATACATCAAGGGCTTTGTTTGTCAGAACCCGAATTTTTTCAGATACTTTCTTTGCTTCCTCATCACGCTCAAGACGAATTTCGGAAAGCTTACGTTCCCCGAGTTCGCTATTAAGTGTATTGCTAACTGTCTGAGGATGAATGTTAAGAATCTCAGCTATCTCTGTCTGCTTAAACCCACGAGCAGCGAGATTAACTATCTCATGATTACGTTGCCAAAGAGATTGAATATTGTAAGTTTTACGTTCCTCTGCTGGCACCCGTCTATCATCAGATTCTCTAAACTCAAACCCGTAAAGATTATTTCTAGTCTCTACTCCTTCCACTTAACTTCTCCTCAATTACATTCATTCATTATTCTAACAATTATCATATCATACTAAAATCCAATTGTCAACGTAATTTTCAGTACCATTCTTCATACTTAATTAAATTTTTCAACTTAATTAAATTTTTTAATGATCTTTATTAAACCGTACATGATGGTGCATTTATGAAATCTTTGGACAAAATGTGAGAGAGGTAACCCGCCCGAGATTACGACTAGATTCCCCCTTTGACATCCATCATTCATATTGTCAATGATATCAATGGTTTAAAATAGTTGTTGACAAACATTTAAATATATGATCTAGTGTATGTACAATTTGATATTAGATGTTCATTGACAATTTTATCCTAGTCAATACCGTTTAGGTGACTAGGTGTTACACCAATTAATTACTAGTGGTATTTAAATACATTAAATAAAGGAGTAAACTATGGATTTAAATACAACTATAAATGGTATTACAGTAACCAGGTACTGTTCATTTAAACCTGATGCCGATTCAGCCGAGTCCAAAAAGGTAACGTTAAAGATCAAATTCGACAATGTGCCATTAAGGTCGGTATTTGACAAAGCGGGCGCAACCACTGCTGTGCAATGGCAAAATGGCAAAGCTCGTAAAAACTATGAATCATTCGAGGATGGTCAGGTTGTTGAAATTGATTTCAAAGCACCTGCATCAACAATGGTTGACCCAGTCACTCAATTACTAGCCGAGGCCAAAGCTGCAAACGTTGACGTTACGGATAAAAAAGCATTAACCGAATACATTGCAGCTAGAGTCAACAAATAACAATTAACCTATAAATACCACTAGTAATAAATAACTAGCCTAGGTTTAACGACCTAGGCTTTTTTATTGCCTATCACATCTGCCTAATTAACCTTGGAAAGTGACGTTTAATATCATTAAAAAATTTAACGAACTCCTCTCAATTGCACCAAATGTTACCTTGACTACATAGCAATAGTTATGATATGTTTAATTGTATGAATGTATGAATGTTTAAATGTTTAAATGTATGATGTTTGTCTGTCCGTAGGCGGGTATCGACCATACGCAAACATTCCTACAATCCTACAAGCCTACAAATAAAAAAATATATCTTATATACTATATATAAGTAATATGTAGTAATGTAGTAACGTATGTGTGTTTGTGTGTAGGTATGTTTGTCAATGGGTGATGCTCTCCACCGGACAAGCAAACTTTCTACATTTAAACATTTAAACAATTAAACATTTAAACATTTAAACAAATAATGAGGAGGTTAGATTTATGAGGGAAAATAGAGATGTGAAAGTTGAGTCTAGCATACCAGTACAGACTAGAGTTAGTATAGTTAGTTTAGCTAAGTTAATGAATTACTGGGAACTCTCAGGGTATCCGATGAAGACTATGAGTCAATTGTTAGCGTGGAGTATTGACTTGTTGATAGAGGTGTTAGTGGCTAACAATGCAATGAATGATAATATAGATACTATTGAGAAAGCTTATCAATTGCTGAGAATGAGAGGAGTACTGCAGAAAAGTTTGAAGAATAGAGCTTTGAAGAAAATTCATGCTTCATTGTCATTTGAAAGTTTAAGGCAAGAGGGAATTGATCCTAGGAACTATGTGCCTCAACAGTATAATACACTGCATAGGAATACAAGTGTTAAACCTTATCAGGGAACAGTTAGTACAGGTAAGTTCAGTGATGTTATTGATGAAGCGTTTGAGAGGTTAGATGAAGAAAATAGAAAGGATAGGAAGGAAACTATTCAAGCAGATATAGAGAAGGCTAAAGAAAGTGGTTTAGTAATTGAAAAGGGACTTAGAGAAGATATGAGTGATGAGGAGATAGATGAGTATGAGAGAAAGAGGGAAGATGAACAGTTAAAGCTTATCAATCAAGATTTGACAGAAGAAGATATGAAGAGGTTAATTGTTAAAGATAAATAAATTTTTTAACAATCTTAATCATCAACACTTAACATTGTTAAGGTTAAATAGTTATTGACAACAATGTGTAGATGTGTTATAATGGTTTTGATAATGAGGAAATGTTTAAACTAACAAATAATAGAAGATACTAACAAATGCTATCAATCAAAAAAGAAGTAACCATGAAAGTATTTAAAGGCATAATAAATGCAATTGTTCTATCAATACCATTCTGGGCAATTATACTTTATATTATCTGGAGATGGTAAATAAACCAAGAAAGGAGAAGACCATGCCAATCAGATACAAAGTCATAAGATCAAGAACTAGAACCTCCGCTATAGTTGGAACAAAATACTATGGCAAATTTTGTCTCACATATAAAAAAGGTACCATTGTGACCGCACCAAAAGATTCTATAGGGATTATTACTTCACAAACTAGACGTAAAGCAGAACGATGGATAACTAAAGGAGGACAATTCCATGTCGATGTACCTCTTACAATTATTAAAGTAAGAGGAATAGGGAAAGCAATTAGAATCAAAGACTTCCACGGAAAATGTCACCTCGAACATATTCTAGATATATCAAAGATTATAAGCACACTAGGAGTTAGAAAAGCTTTGAGCAAACTTATAGGTTTTGGAAACAGACTCGATATCTTCTGTTACAAATCTGTGGAGGTACTTGAATAATGCAAATCTATGAAGAAATGACAAAAGATGCAAAAGCAGTTAAAAAACTCATCTACCGCCCACCTTTACCTCAGAAGAAACAACTCTGTGTTCATTATAAAGGTAGAAGTGGCAAGGTTAAGATTTTCACTGAAGAGGAAATCTTTGTTTATAAATGTAAGTTAATTAAAAGATCATTAAAAAATTTAATGGTCTAGAAAGGAAACAAAATATGACAGAATTAGAAGAATTAAAAAAGAAGAAGGTAGAGCTAGTTAAACTAATCAACTGGGTATCAAGAGACATAAATGAATCCTATCAAGTACTTGAAGGATATAAGAATAGACATGATGAATTATTAAGAGAATATAAAGAAGTTGATGAGAAGCTAGCAATGATTGATGGGAGGTTTAAGAAAGTAGAAAATTCTGGGAATCCCAAGAAGAAAATAGAACTTACTCAGGATCAAATTTTAGATGTGGCTAAGAAACTTGGAATTAAAATTAAATCTGAATATAAACAAACTTAACCAAATTGTACCAAAAAATTCATTGACAATACCATAATAGTTATGTTATTGTAATATTAAACCTTGGGCAATTCCGCCCACTAACATTAAACCAAGGAGGTTTAGCTATGCCAGAAAAACTTAATGTAACTGCACAAGTACCAGCGAATGAAAAGAAAGAAACACCACAGTTAGGGCCTGTTACTGTCACAGTGGAAACTGGAGAGACAGCAACTGAGATGATCAAGATCTTCGGCGACGAAGCCATTAAGACAAATGCCCATGCCAACTGGATTGTAACTCTTCAGGCAAACATTAGAGCCGGCTTGAAACGTGGTGAGACTGCCGAACAACTCCAGGCAAGACTCGGCGGAGCCAAGATGGGTGTCGCTCAAAAAGGTGTCAAGGTTGATCCTGTCCAGGCCTACCTTGCACAGTTCGGAAATGCTACTCCTGAGGTCCAGCAAAAGATGCTTAAGGAACTGCAGAAGAGAGCCGCTGGGAAGTAAAAAAAGGTTTTGCCATAACCTACTCCGGAAGTACCCTGGCTTTGAAATTCGAGTCAGGGTACTTTTCAAACTTAAGAAAATGTACATAGATGATGAAATGAATTAAGTTTGTTAAATTTTTTAATTAACTAAACGAAAGAAAGGAAAAGCAAATGGAAATAACTTACATTCCGTTAGATAAAAGATTAAAAAAAGCAAGAAGAGAAAGTGCTGCTATCTACAGATTCCACCGAGATAACCAGAAAAAGATAGACCTAATTGAGAAGAATGACTGGTTAATATCTCAAGAAAAAGCAGTTGTCAAATGTAAAATAGACACCTTCTCTTACCCAGATCTCACCATCCATATATCAAATGTACCTATAGAAGAATTCATTGAGAACATTCTTGGACTATTCCATGAAAAGTTTGGATACTTTTGGAAACTCGAATTGGAAGGCCAAGTGGATGATCCTGTATTTGTATTTACTGATATAGATAAATATTGGTCTGATATAAAGTTTAGAGTAAAAGAAGGTGAGTTCACATCTTGTACGTTTGAGAAAAGATTCTCTCATGCCACGAAACCTGAAGCTAGTAGACCAGTATACAAAATTGAAATGATCTGTGAATAAGGAGTAACTTATGCCTAAATACCAACGTTGGAAAGGGATAATGAAGTGTTATCCTTTTGAGGAAGAACGTCTCGCCAAATGGAAACCTCCTTACATAGTCCATATTAAGTATGATGGATTCAGATCTAAATCAATTCCTATCCAAACTGGTCTTAAACTTAATGAATACCTTTTACTCTCAAGTGAAGGAAATGTTCAGTATAGTGTACCTCATATAGATAGAGCATTTAGTTCTTTGCATCTAGATGGAGAGTTTGATGGAGAACTTTATAGTCATCGACTTTACCTTGAGGGCGGGTTTGATCTGATTTCATCAATAGTTTCACGAACTGTCAACCTTCATCCAAGACACGAAGAGATAGAATTCCACTGTTTTGACATCATCAACGACCTTCCTCAGATGAAAAGACTACTAATAATTGAAAACCTCAAAGATCTCCATCCTAAAATCAAAGTGGCTCCTTTCTGGATATGTGAAACTTTAGATGAAATAAAAAAAGTCTACGATGAGATCATTGAGAAAGGCTATGAAGGTATCGTTGTTAGACATTTTTCTAATTTTTATGAGGAAAAAAGAAGTACTTATGTTATGAAGTTCAAACCTAAGAAACAAGACACATATGAAATAGTTGGATGGAATGAAGAGATATCTATAGAAGGAGAACCTAAAGGTAGAATTGGCTCACTCATTATGTCTTCTCAAACTGGTGATACCTTTGCTGTAGGAGCTGGGTTGGATAGTAATGAGAAAGACTTACTTTGGAAAATAAGAGATCAAATATCTGATCACAAGGCAATAGTTCATTATCAACACTTGACTAATAAAAAGATACCTAAAGGTTGCTTTGATATAGAGATTCCAGATCTAAATATATAAGAAGGAAATAATATGAAACTTGTAGGAATAACAACTGGAAGAATAACTTCAAACGAAAGGAGAAAAAGTATGAAAGATGAAGAATTAGAAGGTAAGGTTATTGACTTTAACAGAGGAGACCTTGTCAAGAAAGGTCTAGTAGTTGGATGTGATCGTGAGATTGGTATAACTATTGTTGATAATAGTGACCATAATAGTTACCTACTATGCCTAACAGGTCCCTCTTCACCACTTTGGACATCACGTTTCCCTGAAACGACAGAAAATGCCTTACGATTAACTGAGCACTACAAAATCTTTGAGTATTTAGTAGATCAGATTAAGTTGAGTAGGATTATAGTCGATGATTTAAGAATAATACTAATGAAAATAACACATAGTACAGGAGGAACAAGCCCATCAAAAGAATCCTGTCCTTTCGGACAATAAGTTCGTTAAATTTTTTAATTAACTAATAAGGAGAAAACAAATGGAATTAGTAACTTTTTTCATCGCCGGAGTTCAACATCACCAGCTGCACAGGGTTCTTAAAGATCTCAAAACCAATGAGATTCTTGAACTCGTACCTGAGCCTATAAACAAATTCGATCCTAATGCAGTCCGCATTGAGCATAGTGCAACTGAAGAAAACATCATGTGTGGTTATGTGCCAAAGAAGTTTAGTGCTGAAATAGCTGCTATGATTGGTCTTGGTAAACATCTCATATGTGAAATTGAGGAACTTAACAAAGAAGCCAAACCCTGGGAGCAATGTAAGGTTACTATTAAGGAGGTAAAAGATGCCTAAAGCTATTTACTGTGCAAACTGTGGCCTTCAACTTACAATAACCTTAAAACCCCTACCTCAACATGAGAGAATTATCACTATGGTTGAGTACCATGAGTGTCTTGACGAACCTGTCAAACTTGATCTCTCATCACCAGTAGATATTCCTGTACAATCTGAAAAGCGAGCCTTCGCAGATGGACTTGACGAACTGAAAAATGTCCCTCACGGTCCTATCAGCACTGAAGACCTCAGGGATAGAAGAAAAACTGAACATACTAGATCCTCAGCACCGGAAAATCTAACTAACATGATCTCAACACTTGGCAACACTACGCCTGCAAATGATATAGGAAAGGAGCCTGAAAATGAGTGAAGATGAAAAAAGAAAAGTCTTCATTGTAAATAAATCTTCACATGACTTTAGTGCTGCGGAGGAATTTGGAGAGATAGTTTTCCTCAGCGAAGGTCCTATGAATCGCTATGCAGCTAATAACATGCACAGGCAGTTTAGTTCAATTATGAAGGATTCAACTAGCTTGGATTACATAGTTCCATGCTCACTGAATGTAATGAACTCTATTGCCTGTGCTATTTTCGCTCATAAGCATGGAAGATTGAACATACTGTTGTTTAAAGGAGGTGAATATATTGAAAGGAACCTCGTCCTCTAAAGTTATGTATAGGCTAAAGCTGACTTTAAAGAACGGAAAAGTATTCTTAGGTCCTTTTGTCTATGATTTAGATGAGAAAGCCAGGAAGAAGAAACTAAAGAAAATGAGTTGGCTTTGTAAGAATGAACAAGGTAAAGAGATTCATAAACTTGAATTTATTGAAGTAAATAAATATCCAAAAGGATCTATCCACAATTCAGATGCTTATTATTGGAGAGTGTTTAAGTATCTTCGAGAACATGTAGAAATACTCGAAGATGAATGGAATAAACTAACGAAAGGAGAAGAAGAAAATGGCTATAACAGAAAGAACTTTGAGGAAATGGAGGAGAGAAGCGTTAGTAACAAAGTCAGTATATAAAGATGCTGGGGATGACTCACACTTACCCGCAGAGATAAGAATATATCAGGCAAAGGAAGTGACTTTAATTGAACGTATCCTTCGCACAACACAAGAACTTCTTGACTGGCATCTTTTGAGGAGGAAATAATAGGGAGGACATAAATGTTTCAACTATCTGAACAACTAGAATGGCAAATTCGAGATTCCTCAAAACTTGATGACTATATTTCCTGCCCACGTCAATACATGCTTGCTCACGTCTTTGGCTGGAGACTCGATCAACCAGCTCACGATCTTCACTTCGGTAGCAGTTGGCATTGTGCCAGGGAATATCAACTACTCAATAGCTACGAAGATATCCAAGGTGCTTACAATGCTTTTGAAACTGAATATCGAAAAGTATTTGCACCGGAAACTGATGAGATCTACAAGCCAAAAACTCCTGCAGGTGTTCTAAATGCTCTTATACAGTTTGCTGATAATGAAGAACGTAGAAATGATCTTTCACAAAATGAAGTTGTTGTCTTAGATGGAAGAAAGATGACTGAAATCTCGGGCTCAGTTCCTGTTGCTGAAGACCGTGTTCTTTACTATCGAATGGATTCTATTATGAGACGTAAAGCAGACGATATGATATTCTCTTGGGATCATAAAACAACTCATGAAAGATATCTCAATGGAAGACAGTGGGCTGAAGCTTTTCACTTAGGCCTTCAAAATGGAACTTACACTCATTGCCTCTATTGTATGTTTCCTATTGAGAAAGTTCTAGGAATAGAATTTTGTGGGACTGGGTTTACTTACTTATCTCGTGGGAGTAAATACCGTCCTGCAGGTTACCATGCTTCATTTCGTCGAGTCCCTGCATTTAAAACACCTGACCAAATGAATACTTGGCTCTGGACAGTTAACGACACACTTGATGATATAGATCGTGATATGGATAGGTTGTTTCATTGTAAGGAAGGTGACCCAGTCTTGATGGCTTTCAAGATGAATCCAAAGTCTTGTACAGACTACAGAGGATGCCCTTACCATGATTACTGCCTCTCATGGCAAAATCCTTTACAACAATGTTATGAGCCACCTCTTGGATTTAAGATTGAGTTCTGGAATCCAGCAGAGATGGACACTACTAATAAAAAAGATTTGGAGTGGAGATAAAATGATAGAAATAATGAATCTTAGAAATGACAAACCAACTGAACTATATGACTTTAAGGTTGATCGTACTACTCCTTTGGGAAACAGATTCAATATGCAGTCTGAATTTGATAGAAATAGTGTGTGTATTGAGTATGATAATTACTTTCCAACACTGATAGCAAATAAATTACCTAGTATTTACTTTAGTCAAATTCTATCTGCATATAGAAAATACGGAAAGGTAAGACTATTCTGTTGGTGCTTTCCAAAAAGATGTCATGCTGAAACTATTAAGAGAACACTAGAGGAGTGGAAATGATCAAAAGACCTCAAGTCCTTAATTCATCAACCGTCTGCATTCCAACTGGCTATGGAAAGATGTATGTAACTATCTCCGAACACGAAGGTAAACCATTCGAAGTTTTCTGCTCAGTTGGGAAAAGTGGCCAATCTATCCAAGCAAAAGCTGAGGTAACTGGTAGGTTAACTTCACTTGCTTTACGTAATGAGATCCCTGTGGAAGAAGTCATTAAACAACTACTTGACATAGATGGTGGAAATACTTACGCTTGGAAAAAGACTATTATTAAATCTATTCCAGATGCAGTAGGTAAAGTTTTAAAAGAAAAGTATTTAAAGAAAGGAGAGTAAATGCCTTACGATTATAAGAAAGAACTCAAGCAAGTAAAGGACTACTACAATGGTGACCCACTACAAAAACGATTCAGTGCACTCGTAACAGGTGAAACTAATGCTGGGAAAACCTTCTTACTCCGTACTGCACGTAAACCAGTTCACATCGACTCTTTTGACCCAGGTGGAACAAAGTGTCTTCGTGACCTTATCAAATCCGGAGATATTATTGCAGATACTCAATGGGAAGCAGATGACCCCTTCAGCCCAGATAGATTCGCTAAATGGATGAAAGCTGTTGATACAAGAATTCAAATAGGATACTTTGATCATATTGGAACTTATTGTCTAGACAGTGCAACTACCTGGGGTGAGGCTGTCCAAGCTTATGACATGGGAGGAAGAGGTAAAGCAGGTGAGGTCCCTAATCACCGACGTGACTATAATCCTGCAAAGGTGTATATGACTAACTATATTAAAAAACTGATGCGTATTTCTTGTGATTTTATCTTGACAGGTCATCTACGTGAGATGAGGAATCTAATTAGAATAGACACTAAGACTGGAATTAAGTTTGAAGAAGTCAAATACCGATTCTATACAATAGGTCAAGCAGTTATTACAATTCCACTCAATTTTGATGAAATCTATGTATTAAAAGGAAGAGATGACCGTGGAGGAGGAAATCCAAAACGTGAGTTGTTACTTGACTCACTAGGTACATATGTAGCTAGGTCTCGTCTTAAAGCCAATGGTCTTCTTGATGCAATTGAGGAGCCAGATATTAAGAAGTTGTTAGAGAAGATTGGTCTTGATTGGAAGGATAAACCTAAGCTAGAAATTTAAGATCATTAAATTTTTTGTTGATCTTGAAAGGAGGTGATCTAATTTGTTAGTAAAAGAGCTACGAAGATATATTCAACTGCTCCCAGGCAATGCTGATGTAGTTATTCAAAAAAGGATAACTAATAAGTGGACTCTGGTCTCACCAGTATTACATGCAAGGATAACAAAAACAAAAGACTTGAAAAAAGATAGACTGGTACTTATGAATATGAAGTTGGCCAAGAAATCAACTATAACTAACTAAGGAGGAAAACTAATGCCATTAACTGACTACAGCGATCTTGAAAAAGAAATCGCAGACGCTCCAGAACCAAAAATCTTACCTCGTGGAACCGAGGTAAAAGCTCGAATCATTGCTGTTCGTGGAGGGATCTCAGAAAAGAACAGCTGTCAATGGTACACACCTGTCTTCGACGTCCCTGATGATCCTATGGTAATCGAGTTCAATGACTTCTTTTGGGACTTGGCAGATGCTCAAGGAAAAATTGATGAAAAGCAATTTCAACGGGCTCTAAATAGTTTCAGAAACTTCGCAGCTGCTTTTGGTATTGACTATTCACGACCTTTTAGCTGGGAAGATGATCTCCCAGGGCTTGAAGGTTGGCTCATTGTTGGAGTGAGAAAGGATGATGAGTATGGGGATAAGAATACAGTCTCCAAGTATGTCAAAAGAAAGTAATTGAAAATCTTGGGCAGCATGAAGTATTTTGGAAATACTAATCGGAGTAAGGCTCTTAAACCTCTCTGTACAAAATGAGCTATGCAGGTTCGAATCCTGTCTGCCCAAGATAATAAAGGTAAAGATATGAAAGAAATGATACTAATTATTATACTAATAATTATGACTTTCATTATAATACTTAATGAAAACAAAGAAACTAAATTCTCCAATCTCCAAACTGAAAACCTTGAACTTCTCAGAGAAAACTGGAGACTTCAAAAAGAGTGTCAATGTCTACATCCAGGATTTAATCTTACTAAATAATGAAAGGAGGTGAAATAAAATGAAAAAGTTAGTGTTATTAGTACTATTACCTCTATTGTTTAGCTGCATGTGGTTTAGTGATACAGCTGTTGATAGCCCAAGAACATTAGCAGATTATTGTATTGTAGATGATACATCAGATACATATCACACGTACAACCTTAGATATACTAGAGATAAGGCAGAGTTAGCTGAAAAATTTATAATACAGATCTATGCAATAGAGGGAATAAAACAAGTATACCCAAGTCGATACACTGTCGGAATCAGTATTGGAAGTGCTTACTCATGGGAAGAGATTGAGCCAAAAGTCTTTGATTTAATAACTAAATTTGTTAATGGAACTATTGAAGAGGTTATAGATCCAGAGAAGATTTACTAACAGATAACCAAATAATTTAACAATCTTAAAAGGAGAAACAGAATGGATAAGAAAACTTTTGACAGTTACAAAAATAACATACTTCGTAAGGCAGCTACTGTACGATCTGCTAAAGAAGCTGAGTACCTTAGTGAATCAGATTCATTAGCCAACTTCCGGAAGATTGCTTCATTTAGAGGGAATTCAACTCCAGTAACAATTATGAATCTGGGAGCAAAGTCTATCCAGTCAATCTCTGATATGATTAATACTGAGTTTGGGAGTTCTAGTATCCTCAATGATGAAATTATTCCTCTCGAAGAATGGGATGAAAAGTTCGTTGATGCTATTAACTACCTCCTCAAACTCTATGCTTCGATCAGGGAAGAGATGGAATAATACACGACATCGTACATTTTTGAAACTTTGGAGGAATTCAACTTATGGATAAATGTGATAACTGTGAGGACATATATCCAGGTAAAATGATAAAAGTTGTCAACTTACGTGATCCTCACTGTACTAAATGTGGAAGGGAAGTTAACATGAACAAAGACTACTTCGCAGAAACTCAAAAGCGTTGGGATTCTTATTTCTATGCCATCTGTATAGCAGTAGCAAAGAAATCACCTTGTCTATCTCGTGAGATAGGTGCTATCCTTGTACGTGATAGGAGTATTACTTCAACTGGCTACAATGGTCCTCCGAGAGGAGTTCCTCATTGTGGGCAGGACAGATTTTTGAAAGACGAACAACTGAAGTTATTAGCGGAGTTTTCTACATTCCCAGATGAAAAACATCTCTCAAGATTTGAAGAAGAATGTCCTCGCAAAGTTCTCGGCTACAAGTCAGGCACTCACATGGAACTTTGCCCTGCCCAACATGCTGAGCAAAATGCTATTTCAAATGCAGCTCGGAATGGTGTCTCAGTTATTGGAACTACACTTTACATGAACTGTATAATCCCTTGCAAAAATTGCTTTGGTACTCTCATTAATGCAGGTGTTAAGGAAGTCGTTGTCGAAGATGTCAAAGTCTACGACAAACATACTCAATTCTTAATCAACAATTCAAACATCAAAATAAGGAGCTTCAGAAAATGAAAATCATAATCCTCGGTGCTGATGGATACATAGGCTATCCATTGACACTTCATTTATTAAAACTAGGTCACAAAGTATGGACCTTAGATAACATAAGTCGCAGACATAGAGTTAGAAAAGCTAGAAGTGAGTCATTGACTCCCATCTTGGAGCCAAAGAAGAGAATTAAGTATCTAAAAAGTTTTAGCAGATATAAAGGCAACTTCATTTTTGACCTAGGAAGAAATGATCCTGGTCATCTACGTAGTTATCTATCTGAAGTAAAACCTGATGCCATTGTTCATCTTGCTGAGCAGCCATCAGCACCTTGGTCTATGATAGATGTTTATAAAGCAACTACTACACAATACGAGAATGTAATAGGTACTTTGCATCTCCTCTGGGCAATGAAAGAGGAATGTCCTAATGCTCATTTAGTTAAACTAGGTTCGATGGGTGAGTATGGAACTCCAGAGTGTGATATTCCTGAAGGGAAGATTCCTAGTAATTGTATAGGAATATATGGCACAGACTTTGATAGTGAATTTAAAGATAAAATACATACTTGTTCTATGTCAGGCCTTCCCTTTCCTCGCTCACCAGGCTCTCTCTATCATCTCTCAAAAGTCCATGACACTCATAACATAATCTTTGCTTGTAAAACCTGGGGACTTAACTCAACTGATATTATGCAAGGAGTTGTATTTGGGATTGCTAATCCAGGAGTTGAAGAAGAGTTCACACGTTTTGACTATGATCAATATTTTGGTACAGTCATCAATAGATTTTGTGCTCAGGCTATCATTGGACATCCTTTGACAATCTATGGAAAAGGTAATCAAACTCGTGGTTTTCTACCTCTTCAAGATTCACTTCAATGTCTTTCTTTAGCAATCGAAAATCCTCCAAAGAAAGGTGAATATAGAACCTTTAATCAATTTGAGAATATATATAGTATAAATGAGCTAGCCGAAATGGTTCAGAAGGGAATGAATGCTAACGAAACTGTAATGATAGCTCATATACACAATCCTCGAGATGAGGCTGAGAAACATTACTATAACCCTGCACATCAAAACCTCTTTGATATTGGCTACATACCAACAACTGATATCCAAAGTGAGATAGCTAATCTAATTAGGTTATTACTTCCTTACAAAGATAGAGTTATGGAAAAAGCTATCATGCCCACTACAGAGTGGAAATAGATAATTAAAAAATTTAACAAACTGGAGAATCTAATGAACGAAGACTACAAACCACGCTTTTCATTTGAGATTACTGAAGAACAAAAATTCCGTGCTGATAAGCTTCTTGACACCTATGGCCTACGCAAAGCCATCTTTGGCAGAATACTTGATGATGTTCTAGACATCATTGAAGAATACGGTGGGATGGCTATAGGTGTCATGATGAAGGGTAAGCCGAGGGAAATTATTCCTTCGATAAAAGGAGTAGAGGAGGTTGGGAAGAAATGAAATTAAAAAAGTTAATAAAGGATCTAGATAGAAGAACCCTTTATCTACATCATGGTAAGGCATGGGTAGTAAAGTCAGTTTGTAAAGAGCCATCTGTTACTATGATATGCATAGGCACCCATGAAAAAGTAAGTTTTGGAATAAATAGTTTACTCTCTAAAGAATTCAAAAGAATAAAGGAAAAGAAATAATGGCTAACTTAGACGACTTAAACTACAAATCAATAACTGACATGGATGTAGATGAAGCACTTGAAACTATTCGTCAAATTCGCCTATCTAGACGAATACCAGTTAAGAAAGTTACTAAGTCTACAATGAAGAAAAAGAAAAAAATGGCTCCAAAGGTAGACGCAAACCAAGCAGCTGAACTTTTAAAAATCTTAACTGGAGGTAAATAAATGTCTGAAATACAAGTTGGAAAGGTGGGAATGATCCCACTTGAATCTATTACTATCGGTGAACGTGCTAGACAAGAAATGGGTGACCTTGATAGTCTTGAAACTGATATGAAGGGAAGTGGTCTTATCTCACCACTTGCTGTTAAAGATAATAAAGATGGAACCTATTTACTCTTAGCTGGCGAACGCCGATTTACAGTTCTTAAGAAGAATAACATACAACAAATACCTGTCCGTATCTACGAACAAGATCTTTCACCTCTCGAAATGAAAATCATTGAGAAGTCCGAAAACTTCCATCGCAAAGATATGGAATACTATGAGTTTGATGCATTGACTCTTGAAATCCATCAGATGAAACAACAACTTCATGGTGTGAAGGCTCCAGGTCCAGGTGATGGATGGAGTATGAAAGACACTGGCGAAACACTGGGTGTAACTGACGCTTCTGTCTCAATGGCAGTTAAACGAGCAGAAGCTCGTGAAGCATTTCCGGAATTGTTTGACAAATGTAAGACTGCTTCTGATGCATCTAAAGTAATTAAGAAAGTTGACGAAGCAATCGTTAAACAGACTATTGCTCAGAAACTTGAAACACAAAGAAGTGATGGTACCTTGCAGCAACTAAGCAAGTGTTTTATTCTCAAAGATTTCTTTGAAGGCGTTAAGGAAATCCCTGATGAGGTAATGCACTTGGTGGAAATTGATCCTCCTTATGCTATTGATATTAAGAAGAAAAAGAAATCTGATGGTGAATCTCAGTATGCTTTAGAGGATTATAATGAAATAGATATTGAAAAGTATCAAGTGTTTATTAGTAAAGTGTTCCAGGAATGCTACCGAGTCATGGCAACTCACTCATGGCTCATCTGTTGGTTTGCTCCTGAACCTTGGTTTGAAGTCATCTACAGGGAACTAAACAATGCAGGATTTAATACTTCTCGTATGTGTGGTATCTGGACAAAGCCTTCAGGTCAAACTATGCAACCTGATATCTACCTTGCTAATTCCTACGAGATGTTCTTCTATGCATGGAAAGGTAGACCAGCACTTAATAAAGCAGGTCGAAAGAATATATTTGAATTCTCACCTGTCTCACCAA